GACCTCGGGGAGCCTGCCGAACCGGAGAACCGGCTCAGCGCCCTCCAGGTGGCCGATCCCGGCCATCACGAGTTCCTTCACGTCCTCGTCCGGCACGTCCACGACGTCGCCGGGCTGACGGCCCTTGTGGGCGAAGGCGAGCTTCAGCTTGGCCATGGTCAGTTCCTTGCTGCATCGAGTGCGTTGGCGATGGTGTGGTGGGCGGGTCGGTCTCTCGTCCCCAGCTCGACCACTGCCGCGTAGTCGACGTTCGAGACGATCAGGACCGATCCGTCAGGGCCGTCCTCGGCATGGATCGAGTCCCGGTACCGCCCGGTCTCCACAGGCGCGTTGGCCTTGGCGACCTCCACCACACGGGCGGCGCGCTCGTGCAGGTCGGCCTGGACGAACTCCTCATGGACCAGGGCCGCGATGGCCGCGTGGTCGGGTCTGAAGCCGCCCATCAGCCGGTCACCTGCTTGAGGGTCAGCCGCTGGTACGCGAGCGCCTTCAGGGGCCCGTGCCCGGTGTAGACGTCGGGCTTGCCGTCGACCTCGTACGTGACGCCGTCGATCTCGGCCCGGTCGTACTCCGTGACGACCGCTGACGGCGGCAGGAAGCAGTCCAGCGTGGTGATGACCTGATCGTCCTGCTGGACCGTCTCCGAGCTGCTCAGCGGCTCCACACGGCCCTCGTAGGAGGTCCGGGTGGCCGTCGACCAGTCCACGACCCGGTTGTTCTGGCGGTCCCTCGTGGGAGCTGGCCGGCTCAGGATCGTGACCGTGTGCGTGGGGAGGAGCAGCACGGCTCACCCCCAGGTGTACGGGTACACCGGCCAGAGGCCCTTGGTCTGGAGCAGGGCCACCAGGTCCGGGGAGACCCGTGGAGTACCGCTGCCGACGACCGAGATAGCCCGGACGATCTGCTGGTTGCCCAGGGACATCTGGGAGACGTTGGCCATGGCCCCCGTCTCGTCCCCGAGGGAGTCGATGTACTGGGCCTGGATGCAAACGGCCTCCCGGAACACCGCCGCGAGGGCAGGGTCCAGAGGGAGGCCGTCGGCGTCGGTCTCGTACACCGCGCCCATCAGGAGCTGATCGAGCTTCGTGGAAGCCCGGTCCAGGAGCCGCTGGGCGTTGGCGGGGACGGGGTCCGGATCGAGGAACGCGGTGAACTCCCCGACAGTGGCGTACGCCATGGACGCCTCCTCCGGCTCAGAGCGACAGGCAGGCGACGGTGACGCTCGTGACCGCCGAGAAGTCCACGAACACGGTGTCCGTGCCGTCGGGCTGCTCGTAGTTGTCGTTGAACGGGCCGAAGAACTTCTCGGCACCGGCGGCCACCGTGGCGGTGGGAGAGGTGACGGTCTGGCCCTCCACCGTCTTGCCGATCTTCAGCGTGACGGTGATCGAGGAGGCCGAGCCGTTCTTGACGTGGAGCACCTGCTTGCCGCTGGAGCGGAGGGAGACCCCCGCTGCGTCCGGCGCCACGTAGGTTGCGGTCAGGCCAGTGGTGGCGAACCGCTGCGGGGTGAGGGCGGTACGCGCCATCAGTTCTTCTCCTCGGTCTTGGCCGGGGCCTTGGGAGCCCGCTTGCCACCGGAATCCTTGGTGGCCGGCTCGGGCTTGGTCACCTCGTCCAGGTCGGTCCACCCGGCGGACGCGAGGGGCGTCCCGTCCTGGTTGACGAGGACGAGCCGTCCCTCCTCGTGCGCTCGGGCGTGCTGGTCACTGAGCGGGAGGTCCATCTCCCACACGTGGCCGCCCTCACCCTTGAAGTACGCGGTCTCGGCCATGGATCAGACCCCTCGCGGGACCTTGAAGGCCGTGATCTTGCCCGCGTGACCCGTCTCGATGTCGATGTACAGGTTGCCGCCCGCCTGCTGGAAGCGGGAGCTGGACACCGGACCGATCCAGGTGACGCCGGTGTTGGCCGCCACGGTCGCGGTCAGGTCGCCCTGGCCTCCGCGCCAGGCCGGAGGGTTGGCCCCGCCCGCCTTGACCGTGACGGTGTGGGAAGCGGTGTCGGTGTTGGTGACGCGGATCAGCAGCTCCTCGGAGTGGACCGTGGAGAGGCTGATGATGTGGTCGTTGGTGGCGTCCAGGGTCGTCCCGGCGGGGTCCGCCAGGGAGCCGTTGCCCACCAGGTTCGAGATAGGCACAGAGGTGCGCGCCATGGTGATTACCTCTCAGAGATTCGTCAGGACTTGGAGGCGGTCAGCACGGCCATCGCGTCCGGCCGGAGGACCTTGGCGCCGTACAGGTGCAGGCCACGCACGGCGGTGGCGAAGGTGGTCTCCAGGCGCAGAGTCTCGACCTGGGAGAACTGGTCGGCGAAGGAGATCGCGTCCTTGACGCCCGCCGTCACCGCGTAGTCGTCGCCGCTGATGAGCGGGACGTTGTTGCTCTTGAGGACCACCATGTTGTCGACCGTGCCGACCACACCGTTGCGCAGGCCCTGCGAGCCGCCCGAGGCGTCCACCCGGACGAACTTGTCGTTGGTGAGCAGCAGGCCGTAGTACCACGGCGGGACGATGACGTAGCGGCCGATGTCCGGGACGTTGGCCTCGTCCAGCTTGACGCCGAGGCTGATCAGGCCGTTGTACGCCTTGTCGCCGTCGGTGATGGCGGTGGCGCTGATCACGTTCGCGGACTGCACCTGGGTGTAGAACCCGGCGATGTACTGGTCGACCTTCGAGGCCATGTTGTACGCGGCGACGTCCATGCGCTGGGCCATCTCGTCGCCCGCCTGCGCCTTGTCGATGTCATCGACCTTGAAGGAGAACTTGTCCGACTGGTCCACCTTCAGGGTGGCCTCGGCGTCAGCGACGTCCTCGTACGTGAGGGTGTCACCGGAGTTGTAGGTGCTGACCGTGACGTCGCCGACCATCTTGATGTGGACGGTGTCGCCGATCTTCTTGATCTCGCCCTCGTAGTCGTGGTTCACGACCTGCGGGCCCGCGTAGACCAGGGCCTTGCGGAGGGAGGTCAGGGCCTGAGCGGCCCAGACTTCGGGCTTGAAAGCCATGGGGACTCCAGGATGTCTGGGTGGGATTGGACCCGGCGCTATGCCGGGGAAGTGACGAGGCCGGGTCCGTCAGGTCCGCTCGGGCCTGCACGTGTGCTTCGTCGGGTCAGGAGGCGAGGTAGTCCCTCAACAGGCCCTCCTCGCGGGCCTTGACCAGCTCGGCCTGGCCTGCTGCCGTCTTCGAGAGGCGCTCTACGTCGGCTGCGGTGAGCTGGCGCTTGCCGGGGCTCCCGTTGTTCATGTCGAAGCCGCCCTTGGCGGGCGTCTGCTGAGCCGGCTGGGCCTTCAGGCGGGGGTTCGCCTCGACGGCCTTCTTGATGGCCGCCTCGACGTTGGCCTCGAAGGTGTCGGCCGTCGGGTCGAGCTTGCCGATCGCCCTGGCGAAGGAGGCGGAGTCGAGCAGGGCCTCCGGGTCGCCGCCGTGCTGCCCGGCCGTCTGGAACACCGCGAGCTTCACGGTGGCCTCGCGGGCCTTCTGGTCGGACTCGGTGGCCTTCTGGGCGATCTCCTCGGGGGTGAGCTTCTTCTCCTCACCGGCGCCGAAGAGCTGGCCGAACTTGCCCATGAACTCGGAGAACTGGGTCTCCAGGGCAGTCCGCTTGGTCTTCTCCTCGTCCACCTGGGTGCGGAGGTTCTCGACCAGGCGCGCGGCCTTGGCGGGGTCGAACTCGCCCTCGAACTTCGGGGCCTTGCCGGTACCGCCCTCGCCCTGGCCCTGTGCGCCCGTCTGCTGGCCGCTCTGGGGCTCGGTCGGGTTCTGGGACTCCGGGGCCTTGCCCGGGTCTCCTGCGCCCTGCTGGGGGTTCGGCTCGGTGGGGGTGCTCATGACGTCGTCCTCCTTGTGACGCTCGCCGAAGGGCCGGGCCACCTCTTGGCGGCCTGGCGTGGGTTACTGCTGGGGGATGACCGGCTGGTCCTGGGCGGGCCTTGCCGCCGGGGCCTTGTCCGGCCGTTCGGCCAAGATGCGGTCGGTCTCGGCCTGCACCTCGGCCTTGGTCCATGTCGGATGCAGGGTCTGCACCCGCAGGAAGATGGACATCGCCTCGGCGGTCGCGAGCAGGGAGAGCGTCTGCGCCTGCTCCTGCATGGACGGCTGGACGGCGACGGGGAACGCCACGTCGATCCCGGCCTCCGGGTTGGACCGGTGACCGAAGACCTCGCGGTCGATGCCCAGGAGGGCTTGGAAGAGCCCCTGGAGGGCCGGACGCCAGTACAGGATCTTCTGGGCCCGGGTGTTGAGGCTCTGCTCCTTGCGGGCCTGGACCTCCGTCGCGGTCACGGCCGCCACGTCGCCCTTGCCGCCGAAGCTCTGCACCGAGTAGCCCGCGCTGGAGACGATCTGCTCGAACAGCGTCTCCGCCGTGGCCTGGTGCTCGGCCACCCGGATGTTGAACTGGTTCAGGGTGATGCCCGAGGAGTTCGGGTCGGTGAGCATGCCCTCCATGCCCACGAACGCCTCGCGCTCCAGGTCGAGCCGGGCGCCCTTGCCGGGTCCCTCGGTCTCCAGCATCGAGCTGGGGACGATGATCCGGCTCTTGCCGAGGCGGATGTCCCGCATCCAGCTCGTGTACGTCTCGTCCAGTGCGTCCATGAGCAGCTCGATGCCGGACAGGTCCGAGCGGCCGAAGTTCGTCGCACAGCGGATGCCCCGCCAGACCCGGTTGGGCTTGACGTTGGGCACGTAGGCCGCCGTCAGCCACGGCAGCCCGGTGAGCATCACGCCCGACTCGCCGTAGAGCTGCGCGAGTGGCTGGGTGCCCTCGAACGAGGACAGCGGGATCCGGTCTCCCAGCTCGGTCGGCGTGCCCTCGTACAGGCCGTAGGTGATCGAGCCGATCTCGTGGCACTCCAGGAGCCGGATCGTGGAGTCGTCGTCCTGGTGGAGGCAGGTCCAGAAGGTCACGCCCAGCAGGCGGTCCCAGGACCACGTGGGGACGGCGTGCTCCGGCGGCTCCGGGCAGAGCCAGGGGCGGTCCGAGAGCGTCTGGTCCCAGACGACCTTCAGGTACACGCCTCCGAGGGCCGCAGCGAGTTCCGCGGCCTCCCTCAGGGACGCGTGCATGCCGTCCGTCTGGAAGGCGTCCAGCTCCTTCTGGGTGGCGCTGTCGGTCGCCGTGAACTTCGGCATCTCCCCGAAGAGCAGGTTGGCGCTCAGCTCGGCGATGTCCGAGGCGACGGGGACGTGGAGCTTGGTCCGTACGGTCCCCGGCGTGAGCGGCTGGCCCCAGAAGGTCCTGGCGACCGTGGTCGGGCCCGAGGCGCCGTACGGCTTGTCGCTCTGGAAGAAGGTCTGGGACAGGGGCGTGGTCGCTGAGCCGGCGAGGCTGTAGACCGACACCAGGGCGTCTCCGTCGCCGCTGTACCAGGCGCTCCACTCGGTGAGTTTCTTGGCCACCGGATGCAGCTCCGGGGGCGGCCAGGCCGTATCTCCACCAGCAGGCAGAGGCATCGGATCACCTCCGCTGTGCTGTTGTCGTCAGGCGGCGAGCTTCAGGCCCACCAGATGGGCCCACTGGCCTCGGGTCGTGAATGCGCCGTAGCGGATGGCGTCCACGCTGTGGTCGTTGACCTTCAGCGGCTTGTCCTCGCCCAGCAGGGCCGCGCGGTCGTCCCAGGAGTAGCCGGGCATCTCCGCGATCAAGCCCTTGCACGAGCGGTGGACCATGAGCTTGTTGCGGGCCAGGAGGTCCGACACGAACCGGATGCCGTCCAGGACGCTGTTGTCGGCTGGCACGGGGCTCAGCCCGTCCCGGTGGAGCTGCTCCTTGAACGAGGCCGCAGAGGGGTCCACAGCGACGAACGGGGGTCGGACCCTGCCGTACGTCGGGATGTCCGAGAGCCAGGCCCTGATGGCCTCCGAGGTCTCGCTCTGGGTCTGCGTACGGCGCTGCTGCCGCCCGTCGTACCGGTACTCGCTGACCGCGTACAGGCGCTTGTCGTCCCCGAGTCCGAGCAGGACCGCAGCCGTGGGGTTCGAGGCGCCGTAGTCGATGCCCAGGCCGATCCAGCGGTGCATGCGGGGCATGAGGTCGACCACGTGGACGTCGGGGTCCCACATGTCGAAGACCGCGCCCTCGGCCGCGACCCACTCACCGAGCACGAAGCGCCGGTAGTAGAGCCCCGTGTACATCGCCTTGATGTCCGCGACGTACTGGGCGGGCAGGAACGGGTTGTCGTCCACCGTGAAGTGCCAGCGACGGACCGGGGTGTTCGGATTGGCCAGCCAGTCCCGCATGAGCCAGTGCGCAGGGTTGTCCGGGTTGGTCGTCGTGAAGAGCTTGGCGCCCTCGATCGACATGCGGCCCACGAGCTGGTCGAAGAACTCCTTGGAGACCAGCGTGGCCTCATCCAGGTACGCACCGGCCAGCGTGATGCCTCGGAGCTTGCTCTCGGCCTTGGAGTCGTTCGCGCCCAGCACGTGGACCCGGCGACCGAGGATCGTGGCGTATGGGGCGTTCGCCGTGTAGTGGACCTCTGCCGCGTACGGTCCTGTGATCTCCGGGTCCATCAGCGGCAGGAACAGGTTCGAGAAGACCGAGCGGATCGTCT